TCGTTCAACTCGTTATGATTTTTATTTCCCTGTATTTGCTCACTTGGGTGAACAAGCTGTTTTAAATAAAGAGATTTATGTTCAGGGTACCGCTGCTGATAATGATGTTTTTGGTTATCAAGAGCGTTGGGCTGAGTATCGTTATAAGCCGTCTCAGATTACTGGTTTATTTAAGTCAACGTCTGCTGGTACTATTGATGCATGGCATTATGCTCAGAAGTTCACATCATTGCCTACTTTGAATTCTACGTTTATACAGGAGACTCCTCCTATTGATCGTACTACTGCTGTAGGTTCTGCTGCGAATGGTCAGCAATTTTTAATGGATGCTTTCTTTGATTGTAAGATGGCTCGTCCAATGCCTATGTACTCTGTACCGGGCTTGATTGACCACTTCTAATGTGGTTTTGTATAACCTCGGAGAGTCGAAAGACTCTCGAGGAAACAACCGGAGGGCGTTAGTATGGGTATGTTTGATGGTATTTTGAGTGCTGTGACTTCAGTTGCGAAGCCTATTACTGAGGCTATTTCACCAATTGCTCCGTTGCTTGGTGGTCTTGCAGGTGCTGCGGGTTCTTATTTTGGTACGCAGTCTGCTAATGAAGCTAACCAAGCTAATATGCAAGCCCAGATGGATTTCCAGCAGAATATGTCTAACACTGCTTATCAGCGTGCTGTTAAAGATATGCAGGCTGCTGGTCTTAATCCTATGTTGGCTTATAGTCAGGGTGGTGCTTCTACTCCTTCTGGGTCTTCACCTCCTCGTATTGAGAGTCGTTTGGGTAATGCTGTTAATTCAGCTGTTAACTCTACTCAGACTGGTATTAATTATATGACTGGTGTTCAGCAAGTTAGAAATATGATGGCTAATGAGGCTAATACTGATGCTTCTACTGCTAATTTAGATGCTGATACTGTTAATAAGATGTTGATGTCTAAGCAAATACCTGAGGAGACGAAGCGTATTATCGCGCAGACTTTTGCAACTGATACTATTGCTCGTATGAACAAGGCTTTGATGCCTAAGAGTGAGGCCGAAGGTCGTTTTTATGATAAGTTTGGTATTTCACCTTTTGTTCTTCAGTCAGGTGGTAAGGCTTTAACTGATTTTGGTTCTGCTGTGTCAGCTGTTCGTGGCGGTGCTTATAAGAGTTCTACTGTTACACATGCGCCTGGCGGTGTAACTACTTCTACAACTGTTAGGGAGTGATTATGGCTAAAAATATGCCTTTTGTACGTAATCCGTACAATTATGATATGGCTGCGGTATCGCAGGAGACGGGTTTAAAATGTGAAGATCCTTCACTTGCTCAACAACACATGAAGGATGAATGTGATATTAATGTGATTGTTGAACGTTTTGGCGTTACTGGGCAATTGCCTCATACGCCAATTGAGCCTACTTATGGCGATTTTACAGGGATTAGTGATTATCACTCTGCTGTTAATGCTGTTCGTGCAGCTGAGGAGGCTTTTATGAGTCTTCCTGCTGCTTTGAGGGTTAAGTTTGATCATGACCCTAATGCTTTACTTGAGTTTTTGCAAAACGAGAATAATCGCGATGAAGCTATTGAGCTTGGTCTTATTGATGGTGAGCCTTTGGTTCAGCCTATCGTTTCTGCAGTAGAAACACCTAAGGATTCAGTGTAAACTGAATCCAGCACAGTTACTCTACTTGATGTAACTGTGCTAGGTGACACCAATTACCTTTTTATCTAACTACGGAGTGCTACGAAATGAAAGTTTTACATAGAAAACCAGTTAATAAATATAAAGCTGCTAAAAAATTCCGCCGTGGTGTTAAACATACTAAGGTTGTGAATTTGCATAAGCCACAACGTGGCGGTTATAGACTTTAATTTTATGGCGTGTTATAAGCCTTTAACGGCTTATCAATGCGCTGACAAATCTATAATTTGGCGAGAAATACCTGGTGCGGATGTTATCCGCACTTTGTCGTTGCCTTGTGGTCAGTGTGTTGGTTGTCGCCTTGAACGCTCACGTCAGTGGGCTATTCGTTGCATGCATGAGGCACAAATGCATGCGAGTAATTGTTTTATTACTCTTACTTATGACAATGAACATTGTCCTAAGGATTATTCTTTGAATTATGAGGATTTTCAGTTATTTATGAAGCGTTTAAGAAAACGTTATACTGGAAAGACTATTCGTTTTTATATGGCTGGTGAATATGGTGAGTCTTTTGATCGTCCTCATTTCCATGCTTGTATCTTTGGTCTTGATTTTGAAGATAAGAAAATTTTCAAAAGAACGCAGACTGGGTCTGTCTTATATACGTCAAAGATACTTGAAGAACTTTGGCCGTTTGGTTATTCTTCAATTGGTGATGTTAATTTTGAGTCTGCTGCTTATGTTGCACGATATATTATGAAAAAAATTAACGGTAAAACTGTTAATGAAAATCATGAGGTGGTTGATGCTGATTGTCATTATCAGTATTGTGATTTATCTACTGGAGAGATTATTCAGAGAACTCCAGAGTTTAATAAGATGTCTTTGAAGCCTGGTATTGGTCAGGCTTGGTTTGATAAGTACATGTCGGATGTTTATCCTTCCGACTCTGTTGTGGTGCGTGGCAAGAAGTGCCGTCCACCACGTTTTTATGATGGTAAGTTTAAGTTATTGTTTCCCGAAGAATTTGACGTGATACAATTTAAGCGAGAGTTAGAAGGTCGCTCTCGTGCTGAGGATAATACTTTAGAGCGTTTGGCTGTTAAAGAAAAAGTCGCTTTGGCTAAGTTATCCCTTTTAAAACGTACTATTTAGGAGTTTTTTATGAAGATGGTTATTGTTTCTATTAAAGATCGTTTAGCTGATGCTTATGGTCGTCCAGCTTATGTTGCAACTGAGGGTGTTGCTATTCGTCAGTTTATTGATGAAGTGAATCGTGCTGATGAAACTTCTCAGATTTATGCTCATCCTGATGATTTTGATTTATATTATATTGGTACTTTTGATGATAATAGTGGTGCCTTTGATTTATTGGCTACTCCAAAGGTTATTGCTTTGGGTCAGCAAGTTAAGATTCGGGAATCTGTTTAAGGTTTTTTTTAACCGTATCACTCGTTAGAGTGGTACGGAATATTTCGGGAGATAGTTATGCATCGTAATCGTTCTGTTAATTCTCATCAGTTTGCTATGGTTCCTAAGAGCGATATACCTCGCTCTAGTTTTAATACTCAGTATGCTCATAAGACTACTTTTGATGGTGGTTATTTGGTTCCTATTTATTGTGATGAAGTTTTACCTGGTGATGTTCATAACGTCAAAGCAACTATGTTTGCACGTTTGGCTACGCCTTTGTTTCCTGTTATGGATAATCTTCATCTTGATACTTTTTTCTTTTTTGTTCCAAATCGTTTAGTTTGGGATAACTGGGTTAAGTTTATGGGTGAACAAGCTAATCCTGGTGATTCTATTTCTTATGTTGTTCCTACGGTTACTAGTCCAGCTGGTGGTTATGCTGTTGGTTCTGTTTTTGATCATCTTGGTTTGCCTACTGCTGGTCAGATTACTGGTTCTAATACTGTTACACATAATGTACTCCCGTTGCGTGGTCTGAATCTTATTTATAATGAATGGTTTAGAGATGAGAATTTGCAAAATTCTTTAACTGTTCGTAAAGGTGATTCAGGTGATGTTTATACTGATTTCACTCTTTTCCGTCGTGGTAAACGTAAGGATTATTTTACTGGTTGTTTACCTTGGCCTCAGAAGGGAAATGCTGTTACTTTGCCTTTAGGTACTACTGCTCCTGTTTATGGTGACGGTAAATCTTTAGGTTTGTCTGATGGTACTACTAGTTATGGTTTGTATAATACTGCTGGTACTGCTTATACTGGTGCTGCAACTGGTTCTTATAATGCTTCTATTGGTTCTACTGCTTCCGGTTTGAACCCTGGTGTTAATAAGAATCTTGGTGTTGTTATGTCAGGAGCTTCCGGTTTATATGCTGATCTTAGTACTGCTACTGCTGCTACTGTTAATCAATTGCGTCAATCTTTTCAGATTCAGCGTTTGTTAGAGCGTGATGCTCGTGGTGGTACTCGTTATACTGAGATTTTGATGAGCCATTTTGGTGTTCAGGCTCAAGATTTTCGTTTACAACGTCCTGAATATATTGGCGGTGGTTCTACGTATGTTAATGTTAATCCTATTGCGCAAACGTCTGCTACTTCGATTTCTGGTGGTGCTACTCCGCTTGGTAACTTGGCCGCTATGGGTACTGCTCTTGCTTCGGGACATGGTTTTACGTACCATGCTCAAGAACATGGATATATCATAGGTCTTTGTAATATTCGTGCTGATTTAACTTATCAGCAAGGTTTGAACAAGATGTGGTCTCGTTCAACTCGTTATGATTTTTATTTCCCTGTATTTGCTCATTTGGGTGAACAAGCTGTTTTAAATAAAGAGATTTATGTTCAGGGTACCGCTGCTGATAATGATGTTTTTGGTTATCAAGAGCGTTGGGCTGAGTATCGTTATAAGCCGTCTCAGATTACTGGTTTA